ATTGTCAACCATGATGGCTTTTTGAACCCTAAGAAGATTGCGATAACCTTTGTTGGTTTGTACATAGACCTTAGCTCCAAACTTCTCACCTTCATCATCGACAGTCAGAGAATAACCGAATATATGTTTAATATCAGCTTCTTTACATGCTTTATAGAACTGGAAGCAAGCTGCCATTGTGTTGCGGTCGCAAATACCAAGAGCGTCTAAACCTAAATACTTAGCCTTCTCAACCCATTTCTGCGGCATAAAACTGCCATTAAGTAGTTCAAATGGTGTGTGTACGCCCAAATTCACAAATTTTTCTTTGCGAGAACTGGGTTGGCGTTGTCCTACATATTTCAGAATATTGAGTTTGAATGCTCCTCGCACATCGTGGTAGTAGAACCCATCACCAAACTTGAACACAATGTAGTTAATACCTTCGTTCATCAGCACATCTGGCTCCTCAACGCTATTAAACACCGTTTCACCATCACGGTCTTTACGGAAGATTGAGTGATAACCTGACTTCTGGGTGTCCTGAAAGTATGCTTTACCAAATTCTGGAATAAAGATTACTTCATTGTCGATCTTCTCATATTGAATCTTATTATTGTCGAGCCATGTGTACAGCTCTGTAATTCTATTTTGTTTCTTTGCCATAACTAACACTAAGTTGTGGGTTTATTTTGTCATATAGTTTGTAATTTGTACTCAACTGGTGTACAAAGATTGTAAGAAAAAGTCTGGTAAATGTCTTCATATGGCATCTCATCCCAGTCTTTGCCATCACTATCGATTTTAGCGATATATACATCAAAGTATTCATTCAACTGATTGGCTGCCTTGTTGATAGCCTCCATAGCATCTGAATCATATCCGATAACGATAGTTCTAACACCTTTGCTTTGAAGTTTATAAATCTGTGTGTCAGAGATTTTTTTACCAAAGGTAGCGACTACAGACACTCGGTTATTCTCATATAGATCGAGCTTTCTTGTCAGTGATATTACGTCAAAGATACCTTCCACAATGATTACTGTGTCCGTCTCATCTTCAATGACTGTATCATAGTTGTACAGGAGCTTAATAAAATCGTTTTCAAGGCTGTTGTTGTATCGTCTTATCTGATATTTTCCATTACGCTTTGCTCGATTATTGTACTCGTCAATATCAGCTTTGCTCCAGATATGGCGTGATACATAACCTACGACTTTGCCATTATCTATGATGGGGAATATCACATAATCGTCAAACTTGAAATTCAGCCCCCTTGTTGTGCCTACTGGGAAGTAATCGTAATCGTCAAACTCAAAGCCTCGTGATTTGAGGTAGCGGTTTTTGTAGCAACGTTTATATCCTTCAGGCATCTCAACTTCCTCCAGTTCATCGTCAATCTCATCTTCTTCAACTCTAAAAAACTCTGGAACCTCCAACGGATTGAATGAAGCTGTTTCTTCAACTTTCAAGTCTGGGCGACCAATATCATCAAGAAGCTGGTTGATGTCTTTTGTAGTATGTCCACATGAGAAGCAGTGAGACATAAACAGTTTTTTCTTTTCTGTTTCAGCTCCTACAAAGATACCGAACTTACCGCCTTGCTTTCCACAATAGGGACAGGTGGGTACTATAAGGTTTTTTCGTCCACCATCCAGTTTTGCGTGCAGTTCAATTTCCAGTTCCTTTATCAAATATTCTTTGGTTTCTCTGTCTATAAACATAACTATAATGTCTTGCTGATGTTCATTGTCCTTGTTCTATCATAAAATACTTCATTATTGTAGTCGGTTGCAATTTTGAATACATCACCCTTCTTAAAGAAACGGCTCTTAGCAACATTAATACGCATTGTTTGCTCTTTGTATTCACTACTGCTCTGATTCAATGTAATTAGGTGTGTCAGAGGTCTTGAAAGTCCCTTAGCTTCGGCTGTATTATATTCAGTGAACACGTTTTTCTCGTCATTAAGCCACTGAGGGTCTTCTACGGTACTTTGATAGGTTGCCACTATCCATATGTTTTCGTCAGCTGCTAAGTCCTTTAAGTCATTAGCTACCTTAACTCGTTTGTGACGCTCTCCCTTCTCATCGTATCTACGACCTGAAGAGTCTGTAAGCAAGTCGGCAGAGTCAATAACAACAATGTCTGGATCAACCTTAAACTTTTTCTTGAACTCCGCTATACTCTCCTTAATATCAATAGTAGATACATGAGAGTTAAATTTAGGATAACTTTTCACAAACAGATGACCAGAAACTGATTCAAGCTCTTTCACCATACGATTCACATCTGCATCTCTCAGTGTGCCATGTTCATAGCGATATGCGTTACATTGTACAAGAGCTGCTGAATAAGCGTTGACTACCTCTTTTTTACTACCTTCAAGCTGGAAGTGAAGAACATTTAGACCATCTAAACAAGCATTGCGGCCAATCCAACGTGCGGCATGACTCTTACCAACACCAGTAGCTGCCAGAATATAGGTTAGCTGTGTACGTAAATCTCGGCCTTCGTTGCGTGTGTCCAGTTCATCAATATAAAATCGTGTAACAGGTCTATTTGTACGCTGTTCATTATTTTCATTGCGGTTCTGTTCAAATCGTTCTGCAAATGTAGCAGCAACATCGGTATAGTCTGAATCGGTTAGTGAGAATGTTTTTTGCCATTCCATGTACTCATCAAGCACTCGCATCGCAGCTTCATATCCATCCTTTGTATATACTGCACCAGACTCTTTATATGCTTTCTGAAATCGTACTCGTTTAAGATACTCTTCCAACATACGCAAGCACTCTGTAGTCTCCAGTCCGTTAGATGTATCGAAAATATCTTGTAGTAGGTGTATTGCGCTCTTATTTTCTGCAATCAACTCACGAATAGCGGAATATGGAGGTACTTTGTTGTTCCTGGTGTAATATTGTTTTAGAGCCTTGAACAGTACAATAGAATCTCTGTCTGGGAGATTTTCTTTTTCAACATGCTGGCATACCATACCAAGGATATAGCTATCCTCCATACAAGTTCTGAACAAGTCCATCAAAAACTCTTCAGACAGCACATTGGTTTTGTTATTTGACGCCATTTTCCACTCTTAGTCTATATATTTCAGGAAATTTTCTTTGTGTTTCAATTTGACATTTATGAGTATAATCACACTCTCGGCATGCTTCACTTTCAGGACTCCAGCCTAAAGTGGATGCTTGGCAGATTGCATATCCGACTGATGTATTCAGCATACGTTTTTTAGTAGGCTCTTCCATCGGCATGTAGATATATTTTGCCTGAGGATGTTCGCTTTTGTCTTCAATCATCTTCAGAAGACTGGCTCTGGTGAGATTTGCGGTCTTTAACCACTGGTCTTCATAATACCTTCTGCCTTTGTCTGTGCTGAAGCGTTCTAAAGACTTAGGGCCAAACACCTGGTTTATTGTCCAAGCCCCTTCACGCTCTTTAAAAGGGTAGGCAGAGCATACCACATAGTCGACTATGCGTTGTCTGGAGAGTCCATTTTCTTTTCTCTCTAATTTGTTCAATGCGTTTGTCAAAAGACGTGTGGATGCTCCGCCTTGCGGAAATTTGAAACGAGGATTGATAAGTTTAATCGCAATCGTCGTAAACATCTTCTTCGTCTGTTCTACCAAATATTCGTTCACCATCTCGTGTTAGATGCTTTTTGAGATACTTTCTGGCGAGGAACAGTCTGCTCTTCACCGTTTCAATATTCCTTGATTTGAGAGTGCCTTTTTTATACTCTATTTCAACTATTTCTTTGAGTGAATACCCTGCTTCTTGTAACAGTAACGCATCACGATGTATTGGTTTTAATTCATCAAGCACTGCGAGAATGTCATCGTTGTACATTTCTCTGTAGTTGCTTATATCCATCATATTTGCTCCTACATTATCACAGCTGCGGGTGTCATCGCCATAATCCTCAATATCGTTATCATAATTAATATTGTTGCTTGCCTGACGTTTCCTTTCCAATGCCATGATATGACGTTTAGTGCAGATATGAAGCCAAGTCCTGATGCTTCTGGAAGGGTCATAAGTCTCTATGCGCCTATAGAAGTTAGTAAGAACCTCAGTGTAGTTCTCTTCTACGTTCTCTGGACTGTGACTGTATCCCATTGACAGCTTGTATATCATGTTGTAAAATGGTTTTACATACTTGTTATACAGCTCTGTGCGTCGTGCGATAACTTTGGGGTCTGTCTCGGGGTCTACTGTTTGTGTTTGATTTTCGGGTTCACATACCTTGTTTCCCATTCATAAGCAATCTTTGCGTTAAACATCATAGATGCCCGTATTCCAAGGTTGTGTTTTACACAGTAGACTTTCCAGTCAATTTCGGTTTTTACAAACTTTTCCCTTACCTCCTCTTTGGAAGGTTGAGGTTTACGGTCTAAGAAATGGCAAAAGCGGTTAACCAAGTTTTGAAGGTAGTAGCCGTGTTGCTTTGCCAAACCTTTATCAATTTGTTGTGTTGTTTTATTTTCTTCCATCATCTTATAATTTTAACCGCTTAACATAACAGAAGAAAATGTGAGTAGCGTCTGCTTCATTGTCGTCTACAGGATCTGTTTTCCAGCGTTGACGACAAAACTCCATCATCTTTTTCTTGTCTGCACGACCATCGCCAGTAGCAAACTTCTTAACAGTAGCTGTGTTAAGGAATACTGGCTCTGGAAGATCAAGGGTGTCACAAATCTCCAGCAAAATACCTCGAAACTCGCTTAGCTTACGAGTATCAGTGAAGTGTTTGTTTACATTCACGTCCTCTGCAACGATTTTTTTGATTCCGTGCTTCTGAATAAAATCCATAAGAGTGTTCCTGAAGGCTGCATGTTGCTTGTTGTTGTTGCGCCTCATGCTCTCAGTAAAGTTCCATGTACCGTGTTCTGCAAGACAGAAATACCCAGTGTGAGTAGCAATGTCAAGCCCAAGTACCTGTTCCTTTGTTAACTGTTCTGTTTCGGTGTTTGTTTGCATTAATCAATAAATGATATACCATTATGCTTATTGATGATTAGGCGGTTTGGGTAATTTTCTGCAACATTACCATGTGATACTACCAAGGATGTAATCTGTGTATCGTTAATAGCTTTGAATACATTGCTCAAACCTTGTTCGTCAGTGGCATCGAGTATTTCATCAAATACCAATAGATTTAAGCCTTTGCCTGATTCACAGTTTACATTTGTCAATTTATGCAGTGCGAGTATGTTCGCTAATTCAACACGAGTTTGCTCGCCTTTAGAAAATTTCTCGAAGGAGCCGCAATCAATGCCATCACGTATCAAAGAAACTGAGATCTTATCTCTTACCTTTCCTGACTTTAAGAGTGTGTAACCTGAAAGTTTCACTCTAATGTCACTTCCGATAGATTCAAGGAAGTCGTTGGTGATTTCACTAATAGCGTCAATCTTAATGTTAGCAAGATAGGTTTTGAACTCTATAAAGTTCGCCTCCTGAATTTTTAGCTCATTGTAATCTCGCTCAATTTCTTCCTTATTAAGAATAGATTGTTGAAGTGCGTTTTGGTATTTTGTTCTACTTTCTTTCAAGCTGGAGATAATATCTGTCTCGGCTGCGTTCTCAGCCTCCTTGATACTTTCCTCATAGCTCTTAATTGCACCTTCAGCGTTAGAGATATTGAGTTCAAGCTGTTTGATATTAGCTTCGTCCTGAGCAATGTCTTTGTCCAGTGTATCAAAAGCGTCGTCAAACATATCTTTGTGTAAGTTATCTAATTGCTTTTGAGCACGTTCAAGGCTTTGTTGAGCATGTACCATATCTTCAGATGCAGCTTGTTCAGAGTTACGAGCTTTAGAAACTTCTCGTTCAACATCTCTTAAAGCGTTGTCAATCTGTAAGCGAGCTTCTGCTAATGCCGCTACTTCTGCACGAGCTTTGCGACCATCTGCAACACAATCTTCATATTGCTTTTGTGTATCTTCAATTTGCTGGAGGACTTGTGCTTGTTCTGTTTCTTTTTGCTCTTTTTCCTTGCGGAACTCTGCTACGTTCACATCTTGATTCAAAACAAACTCATGTTTACATTTAGGACAGGCTATTGTTCCTGCAAGACACTTAGATATAAACGCTATGCGCTCCTGAATATCTTTGCGCTTGGTTTGTAGTTCGTTCTCCTTCATCTGAATATCACGCACCTCTTTTGTTAGTGAGTTGATTCGCTCACCGACTGATATAGATTTTTGGTCATTTTCGTCAGACTGGGCGGCATGAAGAGCTTTTGCTTTTTCTAAGGCACTTTCTGCTTTCTTCAATGAATCGGCAGCTTGCTTGTGAGATTTCAAAGAGGCTTTCTCATCAGCTTCGTACTTCTCTATTTGTTGTTGAAGTTCGTCAATCTTTTGAGAATAGTCAGTTTCAAGTTTCAAATGACTGATGATTGTTTCGTACTTTTCCTTAAAGCTCTTCTTTGACTTTTCAAGTTTTTGAAGTACAACATCAATATCGTTGCACGCTTCGATGTCAGCTTCCTCTTCCTTGATAGCCTCATTCTGCTCACGGATGTAAGCACGCTTGTCAGTAATAGCTTGTTTCCAGTTCTCAATACGCTCTTTACGGCTTGCAGAACGGGCATTGCTGTCCGCGGTAGCTTTCTCAATTT